CAATTCACACAGATAGGGAAACATTTTCTGAAAAAGTAGTATATAATAGTCTTAAATACATATCAAACATAGGTAGCCTTTTACATTTCCGACAGCGTTCTAGCTGTAGTCATTTACATTTCTGACCTATGTTCTCCCCTTTTTAATTTATTTACAACTGAATATAAGTGTGTCTCAAAGGAGCATTAAAAAGAATGAAAGACAGTTTCATTTTTAAAGACGATGCAAACTCTGAAGTCATGATAACGAGAGTGTATAAGAATATCCCGTTATATCGTCTTTATTATTCAAAAATTGAGGATACTATCTCTTGGAAACCAGATGAGAACTATATTAACGCCTTAAATACAAGTCTGTTCGTATATCTAATCGGTGGAATTGCAGCATATAACCTTTTTATCAACTGGCATAATTTGTGGGAAAGCGATAAATGAACGAAGTATTTGAAAAGGGTTTTCTTACTATCAGACGGGCAAATAAAATTGACCGTATGTACGATATGAATTATATAAGCGCGGAAGAACATATTAACTGGAATCCTAACCATCATGTGCCATATTGTGAAACAAAATTCATTGTATATATTTACGGTGGCGTATTTGCAGTAGATGAATTTATTAAATGGGCAGATTGGATAGAAGAAAAAAGAAAAGCGAGAAAGTTATGACTTATGAGGAATTCTTAAAAGGCAAAGAATTGAAAACGATAGAAGCAGGTTTTGATATAGACCGTGATGAAATTTGTCCTATGGCATTTGAGTTTCAAAAAGACATAATCCAATGGGCATGTAAAAAGGGAAAAGCTGCTGTTCTTATCGGATGCGGATGCGGAAAAACGATGATCGCGCTTTCATGGTCTGAATTAGTCCACAAGCGTACAGGTGGCGATGTATTGATTATCTCTCCATTATCAGTAGTTGAACAGACAAAAAGAGAATCGGAAAAATTCAATCTTATGCCCGTAAATATATATAGAACGCAGGAAGATGTAAAACCGGGTATCAATATTACAAATTATGAAATGGCTGAACATTTCGACCATGAACATTTTATAGCAGTTGTGCTTGATGAAGCAAGCATATTGAAATCTTTTACATCTAAAACAACTGTAAATTTCATTCAGTGGTTTAATAGAACGCCATATAAATTGCTTCTTTCAGCTACACTAGCACCGAATACATATCTGGAATACGGAAATTCTGCTGAATTTTTAGGTATTATGAGCCGTACTGAAATGTTAGCTACATATTTTGTTCATGATGGTGGGCGAACTTCAGAATGGAGACTTAAAAAGGCAGCTAAAAAAGCATTTTGGGAGTGGTTAGCAACATGGGCTGTGTACTTTGAAAATCCAAACGAACTTGACTACCAGATAGATGGATTTGATTTACCGTCATTAAACATTCATACAATTATTACAAAGTCTGAAGTCAAAGAGGATGAACTTGTCGTAATTGCAGCGGAAACACTAGAAGAACGTAGGACAGCTAGAAAAGAGTCGATGGAAGACAGAACGGATAAAGTCCTGGAACTGATAGACAAAGAGCCTGATGAGCAATGGTTGTGTTGGGTTGATTATAACGATGAATCTTCAATGCTACGAAAAAAGATTAAAGGCTGTGTAGAAGTAAAAGGCTCTGATGATCCTGATTTCAAAGCAAAAGCAAGTATTGATTTTGCTAATAAAGATATACGTTATTTAGTGAGTAAACCATCTATCTTTGGGTTTGGAAGTAATTGGCAGTCATGCCATAAAATGATTTTCTGTGGATTGAGTGATTCAATGGAAAGGTTTTATCAGGCGGTCAGGAGATGTTGGCGTTTTGGTCAGGAAAGAAATGTAGATGTTTATATCATAATGTCTGAACGAGAAATTAACATTCTGAATAATATTAAAAAGAAAGAAGCGCAACTTGAAGAGATGCAACGACAGATGACTGCGTTAATGAAAGAGGTGACGTTATCAGAAATCAGACATACGACACGAATAACAACTACATATAATCCTCAAAAAGAAATGGAGTTACCGAAATGGGCGTGAAAATAAATGATAGTAAAATCACGGAAGATTATGCAATTTATAATTGCGATGTTACAGAAGGATTAAAACTCGTAAAAGATAATAGCATTGGACTTATAGTATACTCTCCACCTTTTTCTGCATTGTATACATATAGTAACAGCGATAGAGATTTAGGTAATTCAAGAACGGATGAAGAATTTTTCACACATTTTGAATTTATAGTGAAAGACCTTTATCGGGTGCTTATGCCCGGACGGATTATGGCAGTTCATTGTATGCAGATACCTGCTATGAAAGAACGTGACGGATATATTGGGCTTAAAGATTTTCGCGGTGATTTAATCAGGTTGTTTCAGAAATGCGGATTTATCTATCATAGCGAAGTTACTGTATATAAAAGTCCTGTGACAGAAATGCAAAGAACAAAGGCTCTTGGATTGCTACATAAACAGGTAAAGAAGGATTCAGCAATGAGCAGAATGGGATTACCTGATTATGTTGTATTTATGCGTAAACCGGGCGATAATCCAGTTCCGATAACTCACACAAATGAAACTTATCCTGTGTCAAAATGGCAAGTAGTAGCAGAACCTACATGGTGTTCAGATATTTATCCTGATCCTACATGGATGGATATAAACCAGTCAGATACGCTTAATAAAATGTTTTCAGACGAAGAATCAGAACGGCATATTGCACCCCTGCAATTATGTTTAATTGAACGGGTGATTGATTTATACAGCGATAAAAACAGCGTTATATTGACACCGTTTATGGGCATTGGCAGTGAAGTTTATCAGGCAGTTAAAATGGGTCGCAAGGCATATGGATTTGAATTGAAGAAAGAATACTACGAACAAGCCGTAAAAAATTTGCAGACATTAGATGATGAGAAAAACCAGATGACCATTTTTGACTATATAAATCAGGAATAAATATGCTAAACTTCGGTTTTTACAATATGGATTGCATGGAAGGAATGAAAGAATTTCCTGATAAGTATTTTGATATAGCCATTGTAGACCCACCATACTTCAAAGAAGTTGAACGCTCCAACTATTTTGGAAAAGATGTATCTAGTACAAATGTTAAACGGTTAAACCATCATTCAGAACATTGGGGTATACCGGATAAACAATACTTTGATGAATTATTCCGAGTATCTAAAGAGCAAATCATATGGGGCTGTAATTATTATAATTATACATTTCCTAAAAGTGGAAGGTTGATATGGGATAAAGTCAATGATAGTAGTACGTTCTCAAATTGCGAGATTGCATATTGTAGTCTGATTGATAGTGTAAAGATTTTTCGCTACATGTGGAACGGAATGTTGCAGCAAGATATGAAACATAAAGAAAAACGCATACATTCTACGCAAAAACCTATAGCACTATACTCATGGATTACAGATAGGTACACTAAACCAGATGACATTATTTTAGATACTCATGTAGGTAGTGCGTCAAGTCTGATTGCGTTTCACAGAATGAAACGTAAGTATGTAGGTTTTGAAATTGATAAATGCTATTATGATTTAGCCAAGAAGAGATTTGATGAAGAAACTGCACAAATGACTATTTACGATTATATACAACAATGACAGGCTCAATATATGACAAATATGAATTAAACAAAAAAGAAATCGAAGACTTTACCAGACTTATGCAACTGGATTATGACGAAAAAACGAAGTCAATATTCAGAAAGATCATAAATAGAGCAACTGCTGAGAATGAAGAACTGAGGAATAAATATGGATTCAAATGAATATAAAGTGACTGAAGAGCAGATGTTAAATGCACTGAGAGAAGGAATTAAGGCAACAATAGCCAGACCGAATGATGAATCCCAAACTGATACAAGTGAGTTAATTGAATTATTGAGAGACTATAAGGACAGCCATCCAGATGCAGAGATGTATATAGAAACTAAATATGGAATTATGACACAAACATTATCGAAATGTGAGATTTGCAGTTCAAACGGAACGGATATTGTATTTGTGTGGAAGTAAACAGGAGAATTTGTGATGGCAAATAAGCACACAAAAGAAGAATTACAAGAGTTACAAGCATTGCCGTTAAAAGTAAAGATTATGAAAACGAAGCTGCGTATCAGGGAATGGGTAAACCAATATGGTTTAAACGGAATATACGTTAGTTTTAGCGGCGGCAAAGACAGTTTAGCATTATTACATATTGCTAGAGAAATATATCCGGATATTAAAGCAATGCATGTAAACACCACTCTTGAATATCCTGAGATTGAAAAATTTGTAAAGACTTTTGACAATGTTGATATTGTAAAACCAGAATTGACATTTGTAGAAGTTATTAAGAAATATGGTTATCCATTGATTTCAAAAGAAGTAGCTGAATGTGTGTGGGGAGCAAGAAAATACTTGACACAGGTAATACAGCAAAATAGCATTGCACAGACAGACAGACAGAAGTGGCATAGCCAGAAATACCGTCAGCTATGTGGATTGGAAGAGTACGCAAAGTTTAACAGCCGTGATAGGCAAGTATGGCAAGCAGTGCAGCAAGCAGAACAATCAGGAATACATGGGGGGGTGAGGTTAGATTATTTTCAAAACTTACCGGAATCCTCACTGCTCAAAACTCTATTAACGCAAGACTTTACAACAACTATAGACAATTTGCGAGTCCAACGCTTGATGGGGATAAACAGGATGGACGGGAAAGCGACAATGGAGAATATCCCTAGCGATGTTGATAGATCAATGTATTCGTGTGTTCGTTATCAATTCACGTTAGATGCACCGTTTGAAATAGGGCAACAGTGTTGCGGTGTGATGAAAAAGCGTCCCGCTCATAAGTATTGTAAAGAGACTGGTCGAATGCCAATTACTGCTCAGATGGCATCTGAAAGCAGATTACGTACTTAGCAATGGCTGCGTAATGGATGCAATGGATTTAATTTGAAATATCCAATAAGTAATCCTATGTCATTCTGGTTTGATTCAGATGTTTTAGCATATCTAAGATTAAACGATGTACAACCATGTGAAGTTTACGGAAAAATCGTAACGGAAGATGAATTGTCAGGACAAATGAATTTTGACGATGTGTTTGGAACGGGTGTTTTTGATTTAGAAAGACCATGTTTACATACTACAGGGTGCGACAGAACAGGATGTTTTGCTTGCGGGTTTGGCTTGCATAGAGAAACAACTAAAGACACAAGTAGAATACAAAACATTATTGACTATAGTAATCCGAAGTTAGCTGATTGGATTTTGCGAGGTGGACACTTCAGAGATTCTGATGGAATGTGGGAACCGTATAGAGGATTAGGATATTGCTTTATTATGGAGTGGATGAATAAACACGGCAATATGCATTACTGGTATCCAAATAGAGATTACTATTTAAGCCAGTTGCCAGATGAATGTTGGGAATATTTAAAATGATTGATTTTCTTGTTAGGTGGAAAATATGGAAAAAGATACGTTTGACCCGGTAAACAGTCCAAAACATTACGCTAACAGTAAAGTTGAATGTATAGATGCAATGGAACAGATGTTTGGAAAAGATGCAGTAATTAACTTTGCAATCCTCAACCTTTGGAAATATTTGTGGCGTAGAGGAGACAAAGGTAATGAAGAACAAGATATTCAGAAGGCTCTCTGGTATTTCGATAAGGCGAAAG